GGTCAAGCACTACAAATATTCGGAACCTGCACGATATTGCCTCCAGAGGGTGCCGGCGGAGGAATCTCTTGGCTATTTGATAAGATTATAAGGCCCTGGCAGGCTCGTGAGCTAGAGGACACTCAACTCTTTGGTGCATCTATCTATGACAACCCACACGTCCTACGAAGTGAACTCGACCGATTGGAGTCGGTTTACGTCGAGGGAAGTACTGCCCGGCGTATTCGTCTTAACGGTGAATGGTTGCCAGGTCTTTCTGGGTCCAGGGCCTATGCATCGTTCGACAGTATGCTCAATGTTGGAGAACATCCGCCCATCAATCTCTATCGACCACTTATCTGGACCCTTGACTTCAATGTCGAGCCAATGTGCTCTCTTGTCGGGCAACGAGACGGTCCCATCTTTCGCATCTACAAAGAACTTTATCTAGATGAAGGCAGTACCCCAGATGCCATCGAAGCCTTCTACAATTGGGCGCCCCCCACCTTCAACGAGGTCTGGATCTACGGAGACAGCACAAGCCAGCGGCGGGTCTCCCAGACCGGAGTCTCCGACTACACCCTTATCCAGAATGAACTGCGTAACCATCGTATATCTAACCGACTCAAAATCCCAGAGGTTAATCCAAGGATCAACGACCGCATTAACGCTGTCAACTCTGCTTGCCGATACCAGGGCGATATTAACCTCCGCATAGATCCCTCTTGCCGTGAACTCATTGCCGATCTCGAACAGGTTCTCCGCAGTCCCGATGGTGCAATCAAGAAAGTCAAGAACAAGAAGGATCCGTACTTTAAACGAACTCATCTCTCGGATGCGCTAGGATACTGGATCGCCTACGAAGCACCCGTAAGGTTGCAGGCAAACACAGAGAGGGCGCGTGGAATACCGGGCGGCATTCCCATCCCTACCTACGCACAGTAGGGAGTGTTCCACCCTGGAACGGTAAAACATGGGTATTGAAAGACCAGGCGGCAGAGCCTTTAATCACCCGACCGAGAACCTACCCGAGGTGAAGCTCTGCAACGTCTGCTCTATGCCCCTCCCAGGGCGGAGCGTCGAATACCTAATCGGTGTCCACACCTGGTGCGTCGCCGCAGTTGCACAACGTCCTACCCTTAGAAAGGGTCCAGCCTATGGCAAGACGCCCGACGAAGACGAATAGTGTTCAATCGGCAGACGACGCAACGCCGGCATCCGCTGATAATCTGCCCGGTAATGATGAGTCTGTTGATCCTTCTGATGACGATCTTTCTGTAATAGATTGCGTCGATCAATTCTTCGTCGAGGCGGAACGTGCCCAGCGGATCAGGAGGAAGCAGTCCCAAGTCAACTGGGATGCCTACATGGGCCTCCAGGACTGGTCCGGTAAGGTCAAGGGACAGAGCAGGGAGTTCATCCCCAAGACACCCATCGCCGTTGACCAACTATGCTTCTTCGTCAAGAAGGCCCTAACCGGCTTCGGGGACTGGTTTCAAGTCTCCCTATCAAAGAACACAAATCCCGCCACCGCTCCTTTGTCGGGCGAGCAGATTCGTGACCTTCTAATGCTCTATCTCCAAACCCTCCCTGATGGTGAGAACGAGACAACCACCTTCGACGTGCGAGCCTCCGATGGTCTGAAAGTTGGCCTTCTCCAGAGTCTAATGATCTTCAAGGTGTATGGCAGCACCAAGTCAGAGCGGCGCTACGGTCTGGAAGAAGGCAAGCCTTACGAAACCCCCATCGCTCAACTCCCAGGCACAACTCCCATGCGCCTCACCATCAAGACAAGAGAAAGGTGGTATCTCAATATAGACCTCATCCGACCGGAGGACTATTATCCCGATCCATCTGGGAATGGCCTGTATGAGATACATAAGAGCGAAAAGGATCTTCATCAGATCGTAGAATTGGCTGATCAAGGCATCTACGACAAGAAAACAGTCGATGAATTGCACTCGTCCTACGAAAGAGAGTATCAAGAGCGGCGGCGAGCCCAGGCTATGGGACAGGAAACGTCTCCTCCACCGAGTTTCAGGAAGAAAGTGGTCATAAAGGAGTTTTGGGGCACTCTCTTGAACGAAGATGGACGAGTTGCACAGCGAAATGTCGTCTGTACGATCGCAAATGATCGTTTTTTGATCCGCAAACCTGAACCAAACCCTTTCTGGCATGGCGAATCACCTTTTATCGCCTGTCCGATCATCCGTGTACCCTTCTCTGTCTGGCACAAAGCAGTTTTCGATCATGCAAGCAACCTAAATCTAGCAATAAACGAGATTTTCAACCTAATGATCGACGGCGGCATCGCATCTGTGTGGGGTACGAAGCAGATCCGCTCCGATATGCTCGTAAATCCCGAGCAAATCACTGATGGCGTGCCCCAAGGCATCACCCTCGACATCAAGAATGAGGTTCCGTGGGGCCAGAAGGTCATGGATAACCTCACAGAGGGTCAAGTACCTAACGATGCGATGGCCATGTTTGAGTCTCTATCCAGAGAATTCGAGGCAGCCGCCCTTACAAACGAACTCAGGATGGGCTCGATGCCCCAGAAGAGGGTAGCAGCCGCCGAAGTGAACAGTATGGACAGCGGACAGTCTGTCACTATGGAAGGTATAGTAGGAGTTATCGAGCAAGATAGCTTCGATAAGGTCCTCAGAAAGAGTTGGCTATGTATTCTACAGGATGCGGACAACCTTCTCTCGGAAGATGTAGTGAATGCGATCGGTGCCACCTCTGCGGTAGCCTTCAGGCGCATGTCTCCCGCTCAGAGATTTGCCACCTTCGCGACTGCCTCAAATATCGAGGTAGATGGAATATCTGCGATCATAGCAAAGGGTCAGAACTTCCAAAAGCAGGGAGCCTTGATGCAGATTGTGATGCAGAACCCCTTGTTGATGCAGGCCTATCAGCGGAAATTCTCTAGCGAGAAGCAGCTAGAGTTCCTGATGAAATCCCTTAACATCAACCCCGAGGATGTTGAAAAGACTCCAGAGGAGATCGCCCAGAACGATGCGGAGATGGCTCGCACTCAGCAGGCCAGCCAGATCATCAACCCAAGCGCTCAAGGGAAAGGCACAGGGACACAGGCGGACGCAGGGCAAGGAGCAGCCCCTGCCGCCCAGGTTAACCAGGCAGCAGCCCCAGCTACAGGACTGGGCTAGTGGGAATTGGTCGTAACTGGGATCGTGCCCCATTCATCTACGGTGCCTCTGGCCCTACTCCGCCCCTCGATATAGTCAGCGGTGCGGTTGCGGCCTACAGCTTTCGTAAGCTGAAGTCCACCTTTGTAGGTACACCAGATGCTACTCCCTCTCTGTGGGCGGACCAGTCAGGTAACGCCAATAACGCTGTCCAGGCTGTTCCAGGCAACCAACCCACAGTAGGTACGGTGGCTGGCTTTCCTGGTATTCAAGGCACAGATCTCGGAGTGCAGTTCCTAGCCGCTCCTGACAGCGCATCTGACCAGGACATCTTCACATCGGGCGGATTCGCAATAGGTGTTGTAAATGCCCTCCTATCCAGCAACGTATCCAGCCTATGGTCCAAAGGTCAGTGGGTCATGTATGGCTTCCCTGGTGGAGGCGGAATGCAGCTTTGGTGGTATCGAAAGGGATCAGGGGGAGACGGCTTCTGGGGTACCAATGATCTGTTGCCCCTCGGAAAGCATATCGTCTCCGTCTCCTTCAACGATACCACCCTTGCTGCCCCTATTGTCTCGATAGATGGCACAGTATGTACCTTCGGTTCAAGCAGCGGCGTCTCCGGTCTAGCAACAAGCGATCACGGATCTCCCCTCGATCTCATAAACAATACAGTCATCAACTCCAACGACCATGCCCTAGACGGCACAATGTACGAGGCGATGTTCTTCAAGGGTCCAGTATCCGCCCCTAACCAGGCAATCCTCGTAGCTGACATGAAAGCCTACTACGGCATCCCTTGACTTCCGTGAAGAAAGGGCGTATGAATCTACCAACCCCGTGCAAGGAGCGTCACATGGCCAAGGCCACTGGACCAATCGCCAAGGTGGAGAACAAGTCAGGATCTGTCTCCACTACCAAGTCGATCCCCGCCAACGTCAGTACCTCCCACGGATCTAATCTATCAGCCCCGAAGGGTGAGCGAACCTCCTATGGCAACAAAGCCAACGACGGAGGCGTCGGTTTCAGTATCGACGAGCGCCATACTCGTGGGCGGGAGGGCCTCTTCGGTTCAGCGCAGACCAAGAGCGGCTTCACTCCTCGTGGAATCAAATCCTATGGTGCCAGTCGCTCTGTGGGACAGGCAACCGAGGTGGCAATCGGGCCGAGGCCGAAGTAGATGCCAGTTGCACCGGGCGCCATCGGGCCGGACCTATTCCAGCGTAAGGTAGCCACTCCCTATTCTGGTCCCCCTGTAGCTCCGCCCGTTGCTACTACGCTACCGCCTCCCGTAGTAACTCCACCGCCTCCAACGCCAACCACAGGCGGAGTAGTTGGTGGTGGACAGCCCACTGGTCGTGCCCTCAATCCGATCGACAACTCTTATAACTATACCCAAACTACCGGAAGCGGAGCACCTAAAAACACAGGTGCAGTTCCTGGCAACCCCATCGACACATCCTACAACTACACGCAGACCATCGGTCGAGGTGCCCCTGCAAACACAGGTGCTGTCCCCGGCACCCTTATGAATACTCCAAACACCGGGCGGGGCTCTCCGCAGGAGACAGGTGCCGTACCTAGTGCAGGTACCGTAAGTCCTAACTATGCAAATCAGGCTGGTATTAAAGCGTTAGGTCTCACCCCTAAAACTCCCACAGCTCCCAAACTAACTGGCCTACCTACGCAGGCACAGACGCAGGCCACCGTTCGTGCTAAGCT